TGTACTAAGGCATTAATACCATCCACCTGTCCATTAGCCTTACTAGTGCTTTGTACTTTAATAGCGGTTTTTGCTAGCTTACTACGCGGTGGATCTTGGGTAGGTAGTGCGTTGTCATAGCTAGTAACTGCATACAGCATACACTTACTGTAAACTTTAAAAGCACTGTTATCGTCGTCAGGAATTTCTGTATCAGCTCTGCGAACTCTAACTTGGTACATACCTCTAGGTAAGCCACGAAGTCTATACACCCAGTTAAAAGGATCCTTGCGCTTATAGAAGTTCTGTGGAGTGCCAAAAGTTACTATAGTTTTGGGTCCCGTAGAAATATTTTCGCCACTGTTACTGCTATAAGTTATCTTTAGTGCTACACCTTTTGTGGTATTGTTAGATTTAGCCTCTAAGGTTACGGTATAGGTGCCTGCCTGAATATACTGATTGCTGCTCGCGGTAGCAGTACTACTATTGCCCGGTAGATCTAAAACTACGGTCGCTGGAGTGGTGTTGCTTAGCCTAACTATTAAAGAATCGTCTACACTAGCTTCAAAATTATAGAATCCTGTATAAGGAAATACTACAGATTTTGTTAATGTAGTTGTGGTAGGACTGCCACTAGGCCAGACAGCATTGGTGTTTAAAAAATCTGACCAAGTGCTTACCACACTAGGCTTAACGGTTCCCGGCATTGTGGCAGTGCTGGTGGTAAAGATATTTTCTATGATGGCTTCGCCGCTGGTGGGCGAGGTGCCTACGATATAAGTGCCGCCTGTAATGTTTATGGTAGCATTACCACTAGGGGTATAGCCTTGATCATAAGCGTATACTTGTTCATTAGTATAGCTGAGCTGCAAGCCGGTATATGTAACACCAGTAAAATGGTTTACGGTTTGTGCTGGTAAGAGTCCTACACCGCCTTGTAAACATACGCTGTACAGCCTCTTATAGCCAGGAGGTATTTGTGGCAGTCTGGTTTGCGGATTGGAGACACCTAACAAGGTACCATAGCTAGTTTGATTAATACTAGCCAATACTTGCGCACTTGGCTCCAGATTAATATTATCAGTTGGTGTACCTGCAAATTCTGTAATAGTACCGTCTGGAGCTAAGCAAATAATGTACCACTGGTATAAGTTACTAGCCTGATAAAATGCATTGCCATCAAAGGTTGCTGCAATTGAGGGTCCTACTAAAGTTTTACTGTACGCAGCTATACCAGTATTTCCAGCCGCAGCTCTTAAACTAGGAGTATCTGTAAAACTGCCACTGGTTAATGCCACTTGTATTTCAATACTGCAGGTGGCTGGTTCTATATCTCCTGCCCCCTGACCGCTGCGCTGAATTTTGCGCATGCCTTCTGGAAAGTTAAAAGCTATGTCTATACCAGTAGCTTGTTGTGCTAGTACTACAGTTCTCCAAGGATTGCCGTCTTGGGGATTATTAGTGAGCTCTCCAGCTTCGGCAAATTTTTGTTCTACGTCTGTGGGATATAGTTGATTAAATCTAGCGATCTCTGTGCTAGTTTCGCTATAGGTACCATATAAGGTAATAGGTCTAGTAACGTCTACAGGTAAATCTTCAAAATAAAACTTCTCCAAGTTATTAGTGCCTACACAAATATCGCTTACCTGCAGTGGCCCAAATCCCCAGATTATTAACAAGTTAAGAATATTGGTGTCAGTTAAGGTTTCGATATAAGGCGTAGCCCCCAGCAATCCGGTATAGCGAACTTTACCCAACACCACCGGAATAGCCCCCAGCCTATTTGCTTGGTTGCTGCTGCCGTTGAATAAGTTTAGCTGATTAGGCTGGCCTGGATCGCTACCCATTTTAGGCGGACGAATAGGCACAATAGCGTTAATAAGAAACTGGCTCGCAGTACTAATCGCCAAATTTCCAACAGTTATTGCAGTTGTTGAAGTGGCGGCGGCTCCTGTTAGTGAGCTACCTAAGGCACCTGCTAACTCAAGTCGTGTACTAATTACCACTACTGCAATAAGTAATGCTAATCTAAGACCTTGACGACCTTCTGCAATACTTCTATAACTAACGCTTTGACCTTCTTGCAGTACAGTAGTAGCCCACAATCTTTGAGGAACAGGCATACCGTCCACCACTATAACCAGGCGACTGGCGATGCCCTTACTCAACTTATACTTTGCAGCGATAAAATCAGCTAAGTTTTCTACAGTGGTACCCGCCACAGTCCACTCTACGGCTTTCATGAGCTTAAGAGGATGTGGTGCACCCATTACCTGTATCGCACCTTGTGATTTGTACCTAAAATAGCCGTCTAGGCGCTTTTTCCACAGCGGGCTGTTTAGACTCTCTACCACCACATCCAAGCCATCTCTGCTGTGTATAAAGTGATCGTTGCCTATATAAACACCTACGTGAGCAGGCTCACCGTAAATATTAAATACACACAGATCATATAACTCTGGAACTTTAACTTGCTGCCAACCTTCGCGATGATACTCAATCAGCTTGCTGACTTGCTGATCCCAACTGCCCTGATACAAATCTTCATAGCTTGGCAGTTCAATATCAAGCTCGTGTTTGTATATAAGTCTAGCTAGTCCCCAGCAGTCTACACCTTGCCAGGTTCTGCCATTTTGTTGGTAAGGCAAACCAATATATTTGCTTGTATCCATTAAAATAATCCTGGAAAATAGTTGGGAGTAAAATTATAGCAAGGAAATGGTTCACGAGCTAAATCAATCATGTCTAGTTCTAGAGATATACTGTCTTGATTGTAGGTAACGCCTACGATGGAAAATCCTGTAAATAAGGCTTCTACATAATCAGGATTGCTGGCTAAGATAAGTTCTAGAGTTACTTCGGTAGGGTTGGTTAAGTTTTGACGTACTAGCTGAATAGCTTCTGGAGTAACGTAGTTTAGGGTAATGCTACAACGGCCTATGCCACTGTCTTCCTCACTAGGCAGTGTTATCTCCAATGGCAAAAATATGTAGTTATTACCGCGACTAGTTACTCCATAGATTACTTCATCGTCTGTAGTAAGACTAGCAAGACGTCCAGTAAAGCCGTCAGCCAAACGCATAGGCTGCGTGGGCTGAGTAGGATCTTGAATTGTTAATAAGGTTATTAGTTGTTCGTCTGTTTCGGACGAAAACATTGCCTGTATGGCTTGTGGACTAAGTCTTGCTAATCTGCTCATGGTAGTATTTCAAATGTTAAACTAGTTTGCCAGTATCCTGGTGCTAAGTATTGTAGTGTATAAAACTCACCGTCCTGCTGTGGTACTAGTCTGCATTCTACTTGAGTACCCAGTCTAGGGTGAGGGAAGTTGAACCGCTTAGTACCACGTATGGTAGTTTTTATAAAAGTTTCTAGGGTTTGTGTTTGCTGAGTAGTCATTATAAACGAGAGCTGCATAGTATTAGGCTTGCTGCCTCGCAAACGCTGCTTGGCAGGGCCTTTGTCCATGGGGCTGCGTAGTATGTTGATACCACCTGTTTCTTGAAAGCCTTTTTGTGGCACTTGTGGAAAGTTACCACTGGTAGGCCAGTTGATAACAGCCATGTTTATCTCCTAACGATTGAGGGTCTGGTTGAGAAATTTTGGGCTAAAGATTGCTGCACGCTACTATTTTTACGGCCCATTTCTCCAGCTACCATGTCACCAATAACTACTTCAATCTTGCGATTGCCGCGGCTGTCCACAGTTTCCTTAGTTTCAGCTTGTTGATTGCTGTAGTTATTCACCACCACTTCAACATTTTGTTGTGTACTGCGTACACCTAAATTGCCGTTTTGATCGCGTTTTAAGGGCATAATGGCTTCGGGTCCTGCTTCGCCCATTAAACCCGTGCCTTGTGCAAACTTGAATAAGGTAGGCTGTGACACTATTTGGTTAGTAAACATTCCGCCCTTAGCAAACTGCTGAACTCCACCGTCAAGCATCATACCTTTGGCTGCTTTAAATGGCGCAAAACCAAGCTCTTGGTCAATCGAAGGTGTATTAAATGCCAATCTTGCAGCAAAATCAAATATACCGGCGGCACCTCCTAAACCTTGATAAGTTTTTAGGGTTTGCTGACGTAGCTCAAAGCGCAGGATGTCTTCCAACATGCTATTAATCATGTCTTTGAAGTTTAGCTTACCAGTTTTAGCAAACTCTACAATACTATCCGACATTCTGTCGATAGAACTGCGGAAGATTTGATCGTAGCCTTTCATCTGTGTAGACATACCTAACTGCAAGTTAAGCTGCGCTTTTCTGGCTTCAGTAGTTTGTTGAATTCTTTCTATATCTAAAGCATAAATTTGATTGATTCTATCTATTCTATTCTGATAATAACTATCATCAATAGATATGCCATCAAGTGCCGCGGCCGCTGCAGCTTGTAGTCTTTGTTTGTCTACTTCTGCAATTTCATTATTTGCTTGTTGAGCTAATTTAACTACTTGAGATACTCTTTCGTTCTCCAGTATTTGAGTTCTTAGCGATAACTCTTGTAGTCTTTGCTCCTCTGGTAAAATCTTTCCTAACTCGGCACGAATATTGATTAGCTCTAGTTGATTACTTAATCTATCAGAATCTATATCTCTTAAAATTTCTGATATTTTTACTTCTTGATCTCTTTCTGCTCGTAATTTTGAGTAATTATTTGCAATTCTAAACTGTGCTTGCTGAATAGCTAACAGCTTGCTTTCTTTTTCAGCTTGCTCTTCTAATTCTTTCTTTTGATCGCTCTTTAAGTTTATTAAACGAGTTAATAGTGCTATTTCATTTTTATAGCCCCTGTCTGTGGCTATTTTTCTTCTTTCGTCTAATAGCGCTATTTCATCGTTTAATACTTTGGTGCTTAGTGAAGTATCTTGCTGTAGCTTTTTAAGTTCAAAAATTTGTTTATTTGTTATCTCGATATCACTTAATACTTCTTTATCAGCAATTGTAGTGTTGTACAGTTTTGTGTCTAAGTCTAGTGTTTTTTGTTTTTGTTGTTGTAAAATTGTTTCTAGGTCTTGCAGTTCTTTGATGCTAGCTATTCTTGCCGTATCAATAACTTGCTGAGTTTGAGCGTTTAATTGAGCTTCTTTTTCTCTACGAGCTTGATTAGCTTGGCTATATTGAACAGCAGAACCCTGCAGATTAACAGGTAGTTGGGTTATTCTTTGAGCGCTAATCATACCGCCGCGATTTATTGCCTCCAGTAACTCAGGACCAAGGGCCACAGTAGCCTGAGCATCACGTAATCGCTTTTCTTCCACAGAGCCAGGCACTATATTTTCGGATTTACCTAAATCTTCTATAGTTTTTTGAGCTAGCTCTACTTCTTTTAGTACATTGGCTCTTATTAAGGTATTATTAAGTCTGCTCAACAAGCTGTTATTTTCTTTTTGTAAGCTTATATCTTTTATGGTAATATCAGCTACAGCTTGAGCTACGCCAGGACCGGTTACGCCTTCTAAAAGGTTTCTTCTAATACCTAGATTTGCTCTATCTATAGCGTTTTTAACTACTGACTCCATTAATTTAAAGCTTTTTACTGTGATGCCTTCTATTATCTTATTAAGCTGATTTTCTAGAGTACGTAAACCAACATTGGTTGCAACTAGCTGTACTTTTATAGTACTTGCTTTTTCCTCTAGGGATTGAATTAAGGCCTGACGAGCTTTGATCTGCTCTTCGGTCATGCTAGCTATACTTTGATTATAGATAACGGATAATTCTAATGTAGAAGTGGTAAGTTGTTTTTGCAGTGTTGTTTGTTGACTTTGTAACGCTATATAGCTAGAACGTAATGTTTCTACTCTAGCTGCCGTACCGATCTCTAATAATTCTAAGGTTCTTGGCTTTGATAATAGTTTATCCATTGCGGCCACAGCATTTAAGGACTCTGAGGCTGCTTTTTTAACAGAAAAGCCCAAGGTTAAAAAGCTAGCTGCAAATTTACTTACTGGGTCTTGATTGCTTAAGCTTTGTACTATTTCTGATAGTCGTAAATCTGCGTTTTTGGCGGCCTCGTCAACACCCGCTAAACTACTTTGCAAATCTTTATAGAATCCTACACCTTCTTTTATAATTTGATTTGCTTTACTAGCTTGCCTAGTTGCTTGATCTGCTGTGCCGCCCTGTAAAGACTTTTCAATATTAGCGGCTGTAACTTGAGTAACTGAAAATACCTCAGCTAATTTTCGCTCTATGCTTTCTCTAAGCTCGCCTTCAGGTAATAAATCTATTTGCTTTACCAGTAGTTTTGCAGTGCTTTCTGCGAAATCATCCGCTACTCCAAACCCAAATACGCCTAAAACCTTATCTTTAAATTTATCCCAGGCACCTTGAGCTTGAATAGTATCCTGTAGTTTAGTAACAAAAGAGTCTAAGTCGTTGCTTAGTTGTCCAATAGCATTTGATTTTGCTTCAATAGCAGTGGCACGTAAGCTGTCTCCGTATAGCTGTAAAACTCCACTAGCTGTTTTTAAGCTGCTCTCATTTTGCTTTAGTTGAGAATTTAATTCATTCATTTGGTCTGTATTTTTTGATAATACAGAATCAAAAATAAAAAACGCACCTACTGCAGCTAAAATAGTTGTGGTTACTACATTAATTGAACGTAAAAACACCCCTACAGCTGCTGCACCAGCAATTGCCCAACCAGTAGCTTTAGTTCTTAGTGCCGCCCAACCTTTTAAATCTACAGCCTTATTAAGATCTGCCTCTAATTGCTGTAAAGCAAATCTAACACCGCCGGCCTCTACATTCCCTCCAACTTGAGAAAGTATAGCCAATCTTTCTGCTCTAGCTCCTGCTTGTTGACTGATTCGTAGTCTTTGGCTTTCTTCGGCGCTACTAGCAGAAAAGGCTCTTTCAGCTTGATTTTCTAAAGCTGTTAATTTGGCTCTAGCTTGCAGCATTTTTTCGTAGGATGCAAGCATTTGTTTCAAAGTTTCCGCATGCTTTTTATTAGCTTCTCCACCCGCATTTTCACGAGCAGTGATATCCTTACGAATCTTAGAAATATTTGTGCTTAAGGCAGCCTCGTCTTTAAGACTGTTTAAAATTACGCTACGAGATTTGTTGCGAATATTATTATCTTGTTCTACAAACTGCTTACGAAGTCTATTAAATTCAGCTTCTTCTTTTTTTACTTCTTCAGTCGCTTGTGGTATTTGTAAAGTTCTTACGGTACGTTGTACAAATATCTCGCCAAAACTTTCGTTAATATTTTTTGCTTTTTCCTTGGCATCAACGGCTGCTTGAACCAATTCCCCTCTCCAGCTTTTAATAGCTGGTATAGCCATATTAGTTAATTTTAAAGCTAATAATGTAAATACACCACCTAAAGCTACGCTGCTATTACTTAATAGGCCTACTATTGGACCTAAAACCGTATTCACTAAATCAAGGGTTGCTGTAGTTAGATTTCTAATATTAGCTTCTAGTTTTTGATAGGGATTGGCTTCTAAGGCGATACTACCAAACTTTTGTCTGGCCTCTTCCAGCACAGCATTAGCAAAAGCCTGACGACGTTCAAAATCTGTTAAACTAGATACTGATCTGCCTAAACTTGCTGCATATTTTTCGGTTGCGGGTCCAATTTTTGTAAACAAACCAAGTTCGTCTAGCAATTCAGGCTCTAGCTTAACAATACCGCGTGTTAATCTATTAACAGCATCGGTCATATCTACGCCTAGAGCTTGCGATGCTGTTTTAGCAAATTTAGCAATCTCTAAAATTTGATTACTACCTAAACCTGCGGCGCTGGCTTTTGCAACACTGCCCATAGCTTCACGCAAGCTAATAGCATTACCAGTTGCCTCTGCGAATTTATTACTTAAGGTACCTAAAGCTATACCGCTTCTAGCACCAAGTTGATTTAACCCTTCCACCATTGCAGCAGTATTAGCAGCTTCTTTTAAGGCATTAAAAGCAGCGGTTGCAGCAAAAATGTTAGCAGCAACTGTTGCGTATACACGAACTAATCCACCCAAGCCTTGAGCTTGGTTTGCAAAATCTCTGGCGCTAGCTCCGGTAGTTTCTGCTATACCTCTAGCACGTCCATACTCGGTGCCTTCACCTTTACCACCAAAACCGGACATGGCACGTTGTGCACTTTGTGCGGCTTTGCTTAATGTTGTATTTAAGTTTTCAGCGTCTTTAGTACGCTGTTTAATTGTATTGCCTTGGTCACTAACTGTTAAGTTAATGTTTATTTGATTACCAGCCATGGGTGCTCCTTATATAGCAGCCACAAAAAAATTATTATTAGTTGAATTATACCACTACGGTTAAAAATTGTCAACTCAAAAAATTCCAAGCAATAAAAAACCCGCCAAAATTTATTTAGCGGGTTTTTGTTGTTGTTGCAAGCGTATTTGTTCTATACGTACTTGATCTATTAGGTGTATAGTTTCTAAGTAAAATTTCCAGTCGCGCTTATCTATATCGTAAACTTCAAATAGCTCAAATATACTAGAGAGATTTTTGCCAATATAGTTGCCGTTCATATAATCCCATTCATCTCGTAATATTTTATAGATAAATAGGCAATGTTGGGCTTCTAAAGGAAAATCATCCAGCTCTACTGGCATTTCACTTTCTAGTGGTGTAGTGCCTAACTCAGAACACATATCTAAATACTGTTCGCGAGTCATGCCTACACTACTATTTTGCAAGTAATTTGTTAACTGATCTTTAAGCTCTAGTGTTTGTTCGTCGAAAAGTTTCCCAAGTCGGTTACTCGCTCGCTTACAAAGCTGTCAAAATCAGTGCTGTTTTTCATCAGCATTTGTGCATTTTCTTTGCTATAGGCTAGTTCATCTTCTGGATCAAACCTGCTTACATCAACAGGAACTAATAAGTTAATATACTTAAACTTTAGTCCCTTCCAGCCTTTAATAGCCGCATCTACGTATAATTCTAAGAATAAATCCTCGTTGAATTCTTCTGTAGTTTGTCTACCTTTAAAACTAGTTTTGGTAGCTTTTTTACGCAGATTAATCAAACCGTCTCTGCTTAAGTAGTTTAGTTCCAGCTTAAATTCTGGAAAGCCTGGGTATTCTACTTCAACGGTTTTACTGGGTACTAATAACGACTTAAGGCTAATTTCCTGTGCCATATATATCCTTGTAGTTTATAAAAGCAGAGAAGGCTTTTGCCTTCTCTGCACTATTTTTTAGCTATAGTAGCGAACTAGTAGATCAGTTGCGCGTGCAATGTCAAACACATTGTTAGCAGCAGTTGCACTAGCTTGATAACCCTGAGCAGTAAAGTTAATGGTAGTACCTACCACCTGTTCCACGTTAATAGCAGGAATACCAATTACAGTGCTGTCCATGTCTAGTTCAACACGAGCTGTGGCTGTTTTTCCGCCAATATTTACTTGTAGTGCAAACATTGGTTCCACATTAGTAGCAGCTTCAGCTAACATGTCCGCTAACAGTTCGCCTGTAACCTTAGACTCACCAGTACGTAAGTAGGCGTTTAAGCTACCACTAATAGCACGTGTGCCGGTATAGTAAGTTACTGGCTGATTAACAATACCTAAGTTAGCTGGGGTAATATAGGTAATATTGTTGTTAATAGTGAAGTTACCACCAGTAATTGGTACCACATAACTATCGCCTGCAGTAACGCTGGTACCGATCGCTTTACGAGCTACTAAGTCAACTGTACTCAGTTTATTAGTAATAAAGCCACTAGTAGTGATTTTTGGATTATAAGCTCCAGTACCTACGTTTGCAGCTGCACCAGCAAAAGTACCACCAGTAGCTGTAACACCAGTACCAAATTCACGCAGAGCTGTAGCTTGACCAGTCCACTGTGCAGTAGCAATTTGATCTAGTCCAAAGTCAACTGTAACCTGGTTTAAGGCGCAGTTGTCTACGGCGTATAACACATTATCAACTAAGAATAACATGCCAAACGCTTGTAGCTGATTGGTTTCACTAAAAGCTGCACTTAGCTGACTGAATGTGTTATTGCTTTGTGACCAGCCTGCTTTTGTGGTAGTATAGCTTATGGTACTTGCAGTAGTAAGTGTACTTGCTGTAACGGCTGTACCACTATAGTTTAGCATTTGTACAGTAATGCTAGTAGCACTTGGCGTGCCTGTGACAGTACCTACTCCATTAGCGTACACTACTTCAGTTGCAGGTGTGGTAGTTTCAATACCACTAATCATAATTTGCGCACCGGCAGTTGGTAAGTTAGTCATGCCAGTGCCACTAATAGTAAGCACACCGGTCGCGCTTAAGGTAACTGTACTGATACCAGTAATGTTAGTTAAGGTACTAGGTACGGCGGCGCTGGACATTAGGGCGTTCCATAACACGCTTTCTTCGCATACGATACGCTTGCTAGTACCACTGCCAGTACTACCAGGACGTAAATAAGTACTAAAACTAAAGTCTACGGGCGCTAAGCTAGTATTAAAGCTACGCTGACCACGCGCTGGTGTAGTACCGGCTTCGCTAATGGTAACAGTTTCTTGATTTGTATTTTGACTAAAACTAAATCCGTCTAAAACTTGAATTTCAATAGTGTTTGCGGCACTAAAAGCTTGGGTAGTAGACGCATTAATCTTTCCAGTTGTATCTACGTTTGTAGTAAAGAATACCTTACTATTACGTACTAGATTTAATGGCATAATAGATCCTTTTTGTGTGCAACCCTTAATTTAAGGCTAGACATTTATCTGCTGTTTATTAATGGCTGCTGTTTATCCAAGTGCATAGCGCACTTCTAAGTTTATTTCACCAACGCCATAGGGGGAAAGTAACCCTTCATCAGTTGTAATGCTCTGAATTAAGATTTCTGTAGTTTCCTTGCCTTCTGCATACTCCAGCTGTCGGTTATTATCAATGCACAGCTCTAAGTCGTTTAAGAGCTGTTCTAGTTGTTCTTGCGCACTGTCTTCGCTGCGCACATAAACTTTTACAGAAACCATTAAGATGCCCCACACAAACTCGCTTAATAGGTATTCACGAGTTTCTTGGCCTGGTGTTAGGTATACACACGGAAAATCTTCCACCTCATCCCAAAACTTCAGCTTTGCAAAGCTGTTTTGAGACAAGTTAGCCTCATAATTTCCTGTACCATCGATTTCTTTAAACTTTTCTGCTAGAGCTTTTACGATCTTTGTTCGTTGGCTTCTCATACGCTAACAGACCTTAATTTATTGGCCACGCGCTCTTGTAATAGCTGTCTAATTGACTTAGATATCAGCAGTTTAGGGTCGCGTGATCTAGGATATTCCTGCCTGCCGCCGCGACTAAAGGTGGCGTACGGGTTTTTCATATAGCTATAAAACACAGTAATCATGCCTTCACGGCTTTGCGAGATTTTTTCAGCACGCACACTTTCAGCAAATCTACCACTACGCAGGTTTAGGATGTTGGTGCTGCTTCCAGTACCCATGTTTTGCTTTACTTGCTCTACAAGATTAGCGTCTAGTATGGTTTGTAAGCCGGTTAATGACTGCTGATTAATATCTTGTTTAGACCTTACTTGTATTTGTTTATTTTTTACACTAATCTTTTTTATTGCTTGTTTTAAAACTTGGGCAGACTTTTCAAACTCTCTAGCCACCTGACTTATATCCAAGATCTCTTTATGCTTTTGCTTAATAGGCGGCGGCTTTATCTTGATAGTAGAAGTTTGTAAACTTTTTCCTGTTTTTATAACATTTGCAATATTTAATCCAATACCTTCAACTAAGGTAGGAGATCCAGGAGTATTTATTAGCTGATTAGATAAAAATTGAGCATTTTTTAGTATTTGTTCATAAATACCTTGAAACTCCAAGGGCTCTTTTAACTCTTTAGCTTTTTGTAACACAACGTCGACTACAGGCCGTAAGGTGCCAACTAAAGTTTGTATTGCTTCTTCGGCTACTCCCATTTCGCCTTTACTAATTGCTTGGATTAGCTGGTTTAATCGTCTACCTGTTTGTTGTAGTAGATCACCTGCCGCTTCATTATCCGCTTTAAACTGTAGTTCAGTAACTAGTTTAGGATTATCTCCAAGCACTGATTTTGTAGCATCTATAAAAACTTGCGATTCTGTTATTAGATTACTAGTTAAATAGTCAGCATCTAAAACTACTTTTAATATACTATCTATAGCTTGCAACGCTTTTGGGTCAGATAGTCCATCTATGCTTACTGTAAAGTCTCTATAAGAAGCACTAATATCTTTACTAAACTCTGCTTTTACACCTAAAGCTGTTTTTAACTTTAAGAAAAATACAGATGCTAAGTGGCCGGCCTGTACGTTATTTGCAATATTATCTATTACTTGTTTTGGTACGCCGGTAAGATTTTGACGAATATACTTTATAAAATTATTTCTAAGAAATTCTTCAGGTACGTTTTCTAAACGATAGTCTCCTGCGCGAAAGTCTTTTACAGGGGCTTTTACCCCTTCTAAATAGCTAACAAAATCTTCAAAGAAATTTGCAGAGTTAAAAAACTCTTCTACTACCTTTTTTGTACTGGTATCTTCTAAGGTTTCTACAAGCCTTTTTGTTAGTGCAGACATTCCCTCAAGCGTTAAACTTGCTGTGTGAAAGTCTTTTGCTTTAAATTTTGATCTAATATCTTTTGTTTCTGGAGCTTCTTTAAATAGTTGTTTTCTGGTCTTTTTACCAAAACTAGCTAAATCCACTTTATTTGTACTATCACTGTATATTTCTACAAGTCTTTTTCTAAGAACTGGACTAAATTGAGCAACACTCATGCATAATCCAATACATACAAGTCTAGTACACGCTTAATGTGTGCTGGCAGGCTGGTGGTGCTGATGTACTCAATTTGTACACTATTAGTACCCGGTGCTTTTGTGCTGTGTATAGCCGCATCATTTTTGCGGTAATAGGTAACTAAGTCTAGGGTAGCAAGTTTTAAGTCTTGCGGTACCGCTTCATACCCAGCAAAATAACTTATTTTATAGCCATTGATTAGTTTAGGGAATACTTGATCTGCACTAATACAACGTACTACGTCACCGTCTAGTACCCAGTCCTGAAACTTCACAAGCTTTGTATAAGTTTGACCATAGTCTAAACTCTGCTGCACACTGATTACCTGTACCACCGGTGCTTCCTGCAGTAAGATTTCACCGAATCCGCCGCTGTGCACTTCCACCTTAGCTTCATCATAGTAGTCTACAAAACTACGACGACAATAAGTTTTTATTAGCTGAGATATTTTGGGTAATAACAGATTAATTTCAGCATCGTGATTTGTACTGTTGATGCTGCTATAAGTTTTGTATTCTTCAATGGTAGCTAAATTTTGCATCAACATTCTCCTGTTTTTTAACCAGACTCTAACTTAAAACCTGGTTA